TGCAATCGGTTTTGAATAGCCCTATTCCAGTTTTCTTGGTCTTTCTTCAATGCTTCATCATACACTTCTTTATCAATCTTGTCTTGTAAAAATTTATAAACTACATCTCTTATCCAAGAAGTAGGTTTTATTTTTAATTTTGTACGAATATATTCATCGAACAGTTCACCTCTGTTTATGTCTATAAGAACGTGATAATACTTTTTGTTTCCGTGAGGTTTCTTGCCAGCTTCAGCCATAAATATCTTTTTAACTAA